AAGGTAGAGAAAGTAAAGGCTGATGGTCAAGCTAAAGTAGCACAAGCTAGAGCTAAAGCAGTTGTAGCTGAGAAGGTGGCGACAGGAGAAGTTGCATGGGAGAAGTCTATGGCTGACGCTACGGACAACTCGTGGAAAGACGAATTTGCTTTGGTTGTTTTGCTTTTACCAGCAATACTAGTCTTCATTCCGTCATTTACAGAATATGTACGAACAGGCTTTGAGGTACTTAACACTTTGCCTGATTGGTATCAATACCTTTTATTTATAGCTGTAAGTAGCTCGTTTGGAATTAAAGGTGTAGGGCAGGCAATGAAACTGATGGGGAAGAAATAACATGGCAAAGAAAAAAAGTGGTTCTAAACCAAAAAATGCTGCCCTCTACTCTAGAGTAAAAGCAGAAGCAAAGAAGAAATTTAAGGTTTATCCAAGTGCGTATGCAAATGCTTGGCTTGTTAGAACCTATAAGAAACGTGGTGGTACATACGCATAATGGCTAAAACTAGTGGTGGTTTAACTAAATGGTTTAAAGAAGATTGGCGTGACGTTAAAACGGGTGAGAAGTGTGGTCGTTCTGGTAAAGAAAAGAAGAAAAGACCCTACCCTGCATGTAGACCTAAAGCAGTGGCTAGTAGAATAAGTAAGACTGAAGCCAAGAAAAAAACAGGACCTAAAGCAGTCAAGTGGTCTGTTACTGCATCAGGCAGAAAACGTAAGACAACAAGGAAAAAAACATGAAGTATGACCGTGACGAACTAGTTAAGATGATAGCTATCCACGAAGGGATAGTTCTGAACGTCTACCAAGATCATCTTGGCATAGATACGGTGGGAATTGGTCGTAACTTACAGGACAGAGGTATCACAGACGGTGAGCTTTTGTTTATGAACAAGACTATAGATGATGTATATGATAATGGTCTTACAGAAGAAGAAGCCTACTATCTTTGCATGAACGACATAGCTATTGTGGAAAAAGAATTACTTGAGAATAAACCTATTGTAAATCAACTAAATGCTGTGAGACAAATGGTGCTTGTAGATATGTCATTTAATATGGGTGTTCCTCGTCTTATGAAATTTAAGAACATGTGGTTGGCGATAGAAAAAGTTAACTATCCTCTTGCTTGTGAAGAGATGATTGATTCTAGATGGGCAAGTCAGGTAGGAAACCGTGCAATGAAGTTATCTTTAGCAATGAAGAATGGGGAGTGGATTTGACCGAAGAGAAGAAAAGTGTGACACTTGTGAATGTTACGAATGTGATAAAGAAGAATGTAACTGTGACTGCCACAAGGAGGTAGAAGGAGTACCTGTGTGATTGAGTTTGTGTTAGTGTTTATGATGGGATTAAGAGTAGTAGACCAAACACAAACCTTCCAAGATTTAGATAGATGCCTATACTTTGCAGAGAGATTACACAAACAACCTTCAATACCACAAAAGGAAGGACCTAACTTACAGATAACTGCGTATTGTAAACCAATAAGGAAAAAATAATGGTAGTCGCTGAAATTTTAACGGGTATCGCATTAGTGCAGAAAAGCGTTGACTTTATAAAATCAAACATTGGTACAGCAAACGATATTAAAGACATAGCTAAACAGATAGATGGATTCTTTACTGGCGAAGCTCAAATGAATAAAAAAGCTGGTCGTGGCATGTCTATAGCAGAGCAATTTGGTTCAGTAGAAAGTTCAGCCACAGATTTTATAGACCGTAAGTTACTTGAAGAGCAACGTGCAGAATTAAAGAATATGATTAATATGAGGTTTGGTCCTACTGCATGGGATGAGATCATATCTGAAAGAGCCAATAAAATTAATCAAGCCAAAGAAGCACAAAGATTACAGAGAGTAGAAGCAAGACAAAATCAAAAAGAATTAATTGATACATTGCAGACTATGGGGATTATATTCTGTGTTATAGCAGTTTTTATTATAGGATTAGTAATTACGTTCAAAGCATTTGCTTACGAATACAAATCTAAAGACTACACAAGACAACAAAAAATACATCAAGGCATGATCAAAAAGAATGTTTATGTTACATGTAGATTAAAAAAACAAAAAGTATTTAAAGAAAAGATGGCTTGTATATACGAAGGTGCTAACAAAACATACGAGCTAGAGTTTACAGATATACGTGTAGGATGCCCAAAGCAGTATAAATGTCTACACAATCCTAACTCAAAAGAACCTAGCATAGATAAAGTAATGGAGAGTCTACGTAGTATAGCAAAATAAACTCTTGCTTTTTATACAGTTTATGTGTATAATCTAGGCAACAGGGAGTTCTTATGAAAAACTTAGCAGCACAAGCATTAGCTTTCCAATACAAACTACAAATTGATAACGCAACATCACTAATAAACATAAACCATAAACCACTTAATGAGATAGATAAAGCACTTGGGGAAATGGTAATAGCCAATCAAAAGTTACAGTTATTAAATAAGATAGTAGCTGAAAACAATCCTAAAGAGATTGATACCTCCGAAAGTAAGTAATACATGGCAAGCACATATCTTACCCTAGTCAATAATGTACTAAGAGATATGAACGAAGTAGAGTTGACTAGTTCTAACTTTACAAGTTCTAGAGGTGTACAGACTACTGTAAAAGATTACATCAACAGAGCTATATCTGATATACTTAACTCTGAACTTAACTGGCCCTTTACAAGAGCAGAAGGTTCAGTCGATGCAATTGCAGGTAAACAACTATATAGTTTTGCATCTATAGCATCTACACTTAAATACATTGATTACGATAATGTGTTTCTTCAACCAAAAGATTACATACGGAATGGTGACTTTGAGATAGCAGGTTCAGCCAGTATAACTAACTGGACTACAGTTTCAGGTACTCCTGCAGCAAGTTCTAAGTTTGGTAACACGTTGTTACTTACAAGTGCAAAAGCAACACAACAAGTAGATGATCTAATCGTAGGTAAATCTTACGTTGTACTCGTACAAACTAGTGGATCGACACTTACTTTAGATATTGGTACTAGTTCAGGTGGCACACAGACTAAATCATCTACCCTTACTATCGCAAGTGGCAACGAAGTACTACTATCTGAAGTTACTTTTACAGCTACAGCGACAACTCACTATGTTACATTTACTGAATCAACAGGGTCTGCGGCATTTGTTAAGTTAGTTCAACTCATGGAGAACATAACAGCAATACCACTCAAATATTTATCCTATGAGGAATACAATGAAAGATATAGAGAAAGAGATACTAGACCAGACACGGATAAATTTGCTGATCCTGAATTTGTGTATACAACATATAATGACGAGTTGGGTCTTACACCAATACCAGACACGAGCAACAGAACGTTAAAGTTTGATTATTATGTAACTAACACTGCTTTGTCTGCACACGATGATACAGGTATCATACCAACAAGATTTGAATCAATAGTCAATGCACGTGCAAAGTACTACACCTACATGTTTAGGTCTGATGTACAAACAGCACAATATGCCCTCAAAGAATACGAAGACGGTATCAAACGGATGAGGGTAGAATTAATAAACAGAAAGAATTATATGAGGGCAGTATAGTTGGCTGACTTAAGTGAAACCGCTGCATTTCCATTTGTATGTGAAGGTGGGTTAGTTCTTAACCAATCTACATTTATAATGAAACCCGGACAAGCTTTAGAATTAGAAAACTTTGAACCTGATATTGACGGTGGCTACAAGAGAATAAATGGTTTTAATAAATATGTGTCTGCAGTTGTTCCTTTTACATCAAGCAGTGGTGAAGAAGTTCTTATGGTTGCATCATTTGCCGACAAGGTTGTGGCAGCTAGAGGTACGAGTATATATCAGGCTACTCCTGCAGGATCATCTTGGACAAGCATAGATAGTGGTAGAACAAGTGCAACTAAATATAGTTTTGAACGATTTAACTTTGATGGAAACGACAAGTTAATAGTTGTAGATGGTGCAAACGCACCTACTGTATTTAATACATCATTTAGTGCAACAGATGTAAGTGAAAGTTCTGTATCAGGTTCTAAATTTGTAGTGGCATTTAAAAATCATATGTTCTATGCAGGTAAATCAACCACTAAGCAGGAAGTAGTATTTAGCCAACCGTTTGATGAAGATGCTTTTAGTTCTGGGTCAGGTGCAGGTAGCATCAAAGTTGATGACACAATTGTAGGACTTAAAGTTTTCCGTGATAATTTATTTATATTTTGTGAAAACAGAATATTTAAACTTGGTGGTAGTTCGTCTAGTGACTTTGCAGTAGTTCCTGTTACAAGAAATATAGGATGTATAAATGGTAACACTATTCAAGAATTTGCTGGTGATCTTATCTTTCTTGGTCCTGATGGCTTGCGTACCATTGCAGGTACAGCAAGGATTGGTGACGTTGAGTTGGGAACTATAAGTTCTAATGTGCAAAGTTTATTTGATAGACAGATAGCAAACTCTACAAAGTTTGAGTCTTTGGTTATACCTGACAAGACACAATACAGAATATTTTTCACACAAGACAACGTGGCTGAAAATGGAACTACGGGAGTTATTTGTGTAATGAAAGGTCAAACTTTTGAGTTTTCTAAAATAAAAGGTATTAAACCCACATGCACTGATACATTTGTAGATGATGGAGATGTTATTGCTCTTCACGGATCAACATCAGGTTTTATTCAAAGACAAGAACAAGGCAATGATTTTGATGGGGTAGCGATAAATGGCAGGTATCGTAGTCCAGACCTTACGATGAACGATCCGGGAATACGTAAGCACATGCAAAAGGTTGTAATTAATTACGCACCTGAATCAACTATTGATGCAGATTTGTTTGTTAGATATGACTACGAAAGTGCTACATCTTCTAGACCTGCAGCGTATCCTCTTGATTCAGCAGAAGTTGCTATTGTATACGGAACATCTAAATATGGAACAGGGGTATATGGAGGCCCTTCTCAACCACTTGTTAGACAGGCAGTTGAGGGTTCAGGGTTTGCTGTAGCATTAAGAGTTAACGATGGAGGTACTACTGCACCTTATTCAATAAAAGGATTTCAGTTAGAATACCAATTAGGAGCAAGACGTTAAATGGGAGCAACATACACTAGACAGTCTACGTATACTGACGGTGATACAATCACTGCAGCACATACCAATGATGAGTTTGATCAATTATTAGCGGCCTTTGCATCAAGCACAGGACATACCCACGATGGTACGACTGCAGAAGGTGGTGCTATAACTAAGTTATTGGGTAACACACTTACGTTTGGAGCAGGCACAGCAGGCACAGATATAACAATTACATACGATGGTGAAACCAACGATGGTGTAATGAAATGGATGGAAGACGAGGATTATTTTGAATTTAGTGATGACATACTTATTGCTTCTACAGAAAAGCTACAATTTAGAGACACAGCAATATACATCAATTCGAGTGCAGACGGACAACTAGATGTAGTAACAGATGGTGCATTTGTTGTAGACACTGCAGGTGATATTACTTTAGTTGAAGTAGGGGGAGATGTTGTACTTAAAGATGGGTGATACGATATGGCGTT